CACCTGAGATACCCGATCCTGATATGACGCTGCATAATTTACAGTTTTGGAACTGTATGGACTATGGAGTGATCGCAGTTCAGAAGCAATTTATCGGTTCGATGCACTATGAAGTGTATACAAGAGACTTTGGCAATCAAACAGGCACTTATATTTGCACTTTAGACAATTATCACTCCGATGTAGATGCTGTTGACTACTCAACAAGTGAACAACCTGCTGAACATAAGTCTCATAACCTCTTAGAATTGGATAATGGACAGTTTTGTCTCTATCCAAACAACAGAATGAGGATTTACGACAATAGTATTACTCCAGAAACACCAAAAGTGCCCGATTTTAAGGTTTCAACCGTCTATTATCAGGTTGAAAACGGTCATGATCGTGATGGATTGGGTTCAGAAGAGAATTATTTCTGGAAAACAGCAAAAGAACGCAACGAAGAGGACAAAAAAGAGGAAAGAAAACCTTTTGAACCAAAAACTGAAGAAGTTGAAATCAATATTAGACCAGAATTAGGATGAAACACGTAAAAAATGCTCATATGGGCACACATTTACTCGTTGAAGTGTATAATGTGCCCTTTGACAAGTTAAACGATGTGAAAAAAATCGAACAAGTGTGCGTTGATGCCTGTAAAATTGAAGGTGTACAGGTTTTAAACACTTATACGCATCAATTTGACCCATATGGAGTGACTTGTACACTAACTTTAGGTGAAAGTCACCTTTCTTGTCATACTTGGCCAGAAAAAGGGTGTGTTGCCTTTGATATTTTTACCTGTGGAGCGAAAAATCCACGTTGTGTTGCCTTTTGGGTGCTTGAATACTTCGATAGTGATGATTATGTGATGAAAGATTATGCAAGATAGGGTATAAATAAATCTAAAAGCATTAATAATGGCGATTCAACGCAAATCAAGAGCATTTAAGGATATTAGTCTGTCTTTTACACCACATCCAGTGACAAAAGACTTGCCAATTCTTGCGAATGAGAGAGCGATTGTCAGATCAGTGCGTAATTTGGTCGAAACTATACCAACAGAGAGATTTTTTGACTCATTACTCGGTACAGACATACGTGATAGTCTATTTGAAAACTTTGAACGATCAACTGTAATGATTATTGAGGATCAAGTGCGTGAAGTGCTTGATAATTATGAACCAAGAGTTACAAATGTTGGAGTTCAAGTGAATGCAGACCCAGATGGTAATGAGTTTGAAGTTTCTGTATTCTTTGAAATAGTGGGATTAGATGCTCCCGTGCAGTCATTTACCTTTATATTAGAACCAACGAGATAATATGCCCTTTACTCAATTTACAAATCTAGACTTTGATGGTATCAAAGTACAAATCAAAGATTTTCTTCGTTCAAACTCAAATTTTACAGATTTTGACTTTGAGGGTTCTAACTTTTCAGTCTTAATCGATACTCTTGCTTATAATACCTATATTAATGCATTCAATGCAAATTTAGTTGCAAATGAGTCATTTTTAGACTCTGCTACAATAAGAGAGAATGTTGTATCTCTTGCTCGGAATATTGGTTATGTACCCCGTTCAAAAACCGCTGCAACAGCAACAATAAAGATAAGCGATATAAACTTAGGAACAACAAATGCAAGCACTCCAAGGTTCTTAACGCTTCGTTCTGGTTTAGTTTGTGTTGGTGCATCAGAAAATACAACATATCGATTCTCAATAACTGATGAGATAACTTCTTCAAGAGTTATTGATATAAATGGAGTTTCTTTTGCTCAATTTGATGATCCCATCACAGTTTATGAAGGAACATCCTTAATTCGTGTTTATAGTGTTGATACTTCAATCAAACAACGTTTTATAATCGATAGTCCAAGCATTGATAGTTCAACCTTAAGAGTTTTTGTATCTGCAGAGAATGATACATCTATTGGTAGAAAATATTCTATGGTTGATAATATTTTAAATATCAACAAAAATTCTGAAATTTATCTAGCACAAGAAGTTCAAGACGAAAAATATGAAATATTATTTGGTGATGGTCTTTTTGGTAAAGCACTTGAAAATAGATCGACTATTACTGCAAGATACATTGTGACAGAGGGTTTTGATGGAAATGGTGCTACTAATTTCAGTTTCCAAGGAACATTTACAAAAAGTGACGGAAATATATTTACTCCCTCAGATACAATTAACGTAACTACTGTTACAAACGCTTCTAACGGTGCTGATGTCGAAGATGTGTCGTCTATTAAGTATTTTGCTCCAAGACTTTACTCAGCACAATATAGAGCAGTTACACCAAGAGATTACGAAGCAATAATTCAAACTATTTACCCTAAAACTGAGTCAGTTGCTGTGATTGGTGGAGAAGAATTGGATCCACCAAAATTTGGTCAAGTTCAGATAAGTATAAAACCCAAAGGTGGTACTTACATATCAGATTTTGATAAAACACTGATAAAGAACAAATTAAAGAACTACGCTATCGCTGGTATTAATTCTGAGATAGTTGACTTAAAGATACTATATGTGGAAATTAACTCTACGATATATTACAACCCTTCATCGATTTCTTCATCAAATAATTTAAGATCATCGATTATTTCTGGATTGAGTGATTATTCAAATAATATTGAAATAAACAAATTTGGTGGAAGATTTAAATATAGTAAAGTAAGCACTTTAATTGATCGTATTAATAATGGTATTACTTCAAATATTACTAAAGTTATTATAAGAAGAGATTTGAAAGCATTACTAAATCAGTTTGCACAGTATGAATTGTGTTTTGGTAATCGTTTTTATATCAATCCCGCTGGTTTTAATATTAAAAGTACTGGTTTCACAGTATCTGGTTCAAATGAAACCGCTTTTCTTACTGATGTTCCAAATAAAGATGCTGCAGGTAATCTTGATGGATCTATGAAGGGAACTTTGAGTGTAGTTTTTAAAAATCAAAGAGATAAACAACAAATATTGATTAAAGATGCAGGTATGGTAGATTATAAAAAAGGTGAAATTATTTTGAATACAATTAACATTACTTCTACAGTATCACAAAATAATATTATTGAAGTTCAGGCATTCCCTGAGTCAAATGATGTTGTAGGATTAAAAGATCTTTATTTAAGTTTTGACGTTTCAAAAAGCACAATAAATACATTTAAGGATGTAATCGCTTCAGGTGAAGATGTATCAGGTGTTGTATTCACGAGAGATTATTATACCTCTAGTTACTCTAATGGAGATTTAGAGAGGAAATAATTTATGTCACAAATTGACAAAAGAATAAAAGTCAATACTATTATTGAGAATCAATTACCAGAGTTTTTGGTGAATGATTTTCCAAATGCCACTGAGTTTTTAAAACAATATTATATTTCACAAGAATTTCAAGGTGGTCCTAGTGATTTAATTACAAACTTTGATCAGTATTTAAGATCAGATAATCTTGTTCCTGAAGTTGTTGTTGGTACATCAAGTGTTTCTTCAGAAATCACATCTGATGATACAACTATTACAGTTACAAGTACAAAAGGTTTTCCATCAGAATATGGTTTACTCAAGATTGATGATGAAATAATATCTTATACTGGTATCACCTCAACATCGTTTACAGGTTGTATTCGTGGATTTAGCGGTGTATCAGGATATAATGTTGGTGTATCTTCATCATTACTTGAGATAAATCGTGAAAGTTTAGTTTTTGAAGACACCACTGCAGCATCTCATAGTTCTGGTAGTACGATTACCAATTTATCTGTTTTATTTTTACAGGAATTTTACAAAAAACTCAAAAAAACATTTTTACCTGGATTAGAAGATAATGACTTTGACACAGATTTAGATGTAGGTAATTTTGTTAAATTTGCTCGTTCTTTCTATCAATCAAAAGGTATTGAAGAATCAGTAAGAATTTTATTTAAAGTGTTGTACGGTGTCGAAACAACAATACTTGATTTAGAGGGAAATTTAATAAAACCATCTGGTGCAGAATTTATACGTAGAGAAGTTATTGTTGCCGATTTAATTTCATCCACTGGTGATCCTCAAAATTTAGTTGGACAAACAATATTTAAATCCACAGACACATCAACAAACGCATCTGTATCTGAAGTTGAAATTTTAAAAAGAGACCAAAAAACATATTATAAAATTTCATTATTTGTTGGATTTAGTGATCGTGATTTAATCGAAGGTGTTTTTACTGTTCCTGGTAAGACAAAAGTTCTCACTGATGTTGCAGTAAATGGTGATGTTATATCAGTTGATTCAACAGTTGGATTTGGAGCAACAGGAACTATTATCAGTGGACAAAACAGTATTGACTATACTTCTAAAACAGTAAATCAATTTTTTGGATGTACAGGTGTTGGTGTAAAAATCAATACTGCTGATGATATTAGATCAAATGAAACCATTTTTGGATATGAAGATGGAGATTTATCTAAAAGAATTGACCTTAGAATAACAGGTGTTCTTTCTGAATTGATACCTGTATCTGATATTAGTCTTGCAAATGAGGGAGAAAATATTTTTGTTAAAAATGTTGGTGAAAAAATTAAAAATGATAATTCAACTTATAAGGAAGTATTTGCTAACTCTTGGAAATATAATACATCCTCAAGATTTCAAATTGATATTGTTGGTACAACATATTCTCTAAGAACACCTATTGACCAATCTAATTTAAAAGTTGGAGATGCTTTTCATATTTTAAAAAGAAATGAGCAGGTTATTGAAGGAACTGGAACAGTAAGTAGTGTAGATACTAATTTAAATCAAATAACAGTAGATAATGTAGTAGGATTTACAACTATATCTAATCAATTATATGATATAAGAAGAATAATTGAGACTGCAAGTAGTAGTGGAGTTGAGATTGAACAAGGAAATAATGTATTGATATCAGATGTATTGAATGTATACACTGATGGGACTGTTGATGGTTACGTTGCCTCAAATTCTCTTCCAAATTATGACATTACAATCGATACGATAAAAGAAGTCACCAGTGGTTTAAGTCTAAATGGAAAAAATATTTTAACAGACAAATATAATTTTATTCAATTTACACCTCCTTCAAATCAGAATATTAAATTCATACAAGGAGATGCGATAGTTTATAGTCCTGCAACAGAGGTTTTATCAGGTTTAGAGTCTGGTAGAACATATTATGTTGACCCTATTATTCCCCCCGCAGGTGCTAATATATCAAAAATAGCATTATATCAGTCACGTAGTCAAATCGGCACAGCAAGCACTGTACAGATAGGTATTGGAACAACGACTACACAAGATCATACTTTTATTTTACAATCACACGCAGATAGAAAACTACAATCAGATAAAATTTTAAGAAGAATACCCTTATCGCAAAATTTATCTGTATCTTCAAAACATGAAACACCAATCAACGATATTGGAATACTTAGAGATGGAGTTCAAATTAGATCACCAATATCTGATGATATCATTTACTATGGAATTTTAGAGTCAATTGATGTCTTAAATGGTGGTAGAGACTATGATGTTGTTAATCCACCATCAATAAGTGTAGAGGGTTCGACAGGAACAAAAGCATTAGTTCAACCTGTTCTTGAAGGGACTGTTAAAGAAATTTTAGTAGATCCACAAAATTTTGATATTGAATCTGTTAAGAGTATCTCTATAACAGGAGGTAATGGAACAGGATGTGTCCTACAACCTGTAGTTGGTATAAGAAATAGATTTATAGAATTTGATAGTAGAGATGTATTTTTTAATGGTGGTATTGATATTAATAATGAAACTATAACATTTAAAACTGAACATAATTTAGAAAATGGTCAACTTGTTTATTATGGTTCAAATAGTAATTCACCTATAAGTATAGGAGATGCATATGACAATAATAATATTATTAAGGGTACATTATCTGATGGTGATCCATACTTTGTAAGAGTTGTAAATCCAACAACAGTCAGAATATTTAACAAGAAAGAAGATGCTTTATCTGGTATTGCAGGTATTAATACTGTTGGTTTATCAACTGATACAGCATCTAGTGGTATACATCGTTTTAGAACTGAAAATAGAACAACACTTATATCTGTCAAAGTTTTGGAAGAGGGATCTGGTTATACAAATCGTAAATTAAGAGTCAATCCAACAGGTATTTCTACTTCATATGATACAATTAATTTTAAAAATCACGGGTTTTCAAGTGGTGAGATAGTTAATTATTCATCAGATGCTCCAATTCAAGGATTAAGTACATCTACATCTTATATCGTCAAAAAAATTAATGATGATACATTTAAACTTGCAAATGCTGGTATCGGTGGCACATCTACAGTAGAATATGAAAGAGGTAATTATGTTGAATTAAGTTCAACAGGGATTGGTCATCAGATATTTGAATATCCAGAAATCAAAGTTAATATTGAAGTATCTTATGGTTCGACTGTCACTGGATCATTTAATTTAACACCAATTGTTGAAGGTCAAATAGTAGACAGTTATCTCTATGATAACGGAACAGATTACGGATCTACAATTTTAAATCATCAGATAAAACCAGAAGTAAGTATTCTTAATGGTAAAAATGCCGAACTCAAACCAATTATAGTTAATGGAAGAGTCGAAGATGTAGTGGTTGTTAATAGAGGAGAAGGTTATTTTTCTACTCCTAATTTAGAAATCAATGACTCTGGATTAGGGTCAGGTGCGATTGTCAGACCTGTAGTGCAAAATGGTAGGATAATTAGTGCTATTGTTATAAACACTGGTATAGGTTACAATGCATCAACTACACGGGTAGATATAATACCAAGAGGTTCTAATGGAGTTCTTGAGGCAAGAGTAAGAAGTTTAAATTTAAATAGAGCAGGAAGATTTGGTGATTTTAATTTAACATCTAGAAAAAATTCTTTTGGTTTTAGTGTTCTTGGTTATTCTCAGGATGTAGCTAAAACTTTAGAGAATAGTTTTACTCTCAAAGCAAATGGTGATTTCAAAGAAATTACAGCACACTCTCCAATAATTGGATGGGCATATGACGGTAATCCAATATATGGTCCATTTGGGTATTCTGATCCAGATAATATAAATTCAGATTTAAAAATATTATCCTCCTCATATAAACTTGATATTACTAAAGTTGAAAATAGACCTAGTGGTTTTAAAGCTGGATTTTTCGTTAATGATTTCATATATGATGGATCAGGTGATTTAGATATACACAATGGTAGATTTTGCAAAACACCTGAGTTTCCAAACGGAATCTATGCATATTTTGCCACTGTAGAAATATCATCTGCAACTGGAAAATTAGAAGGTAAATATCCATACTTTGTGGGACAAACATATAGATCTCCTATAATAAATGATAATCTCATTTTAGATCATGATTTTGATTTTAATAATTCAAATTTATTAAGAAATACCTTGCCATATCTTGTTGATGAAGAATTTGGTGATAATGATTTTATCACTGAATCAAATGAAACAATAAGACAAATTACAAAAATAGAATCTGTAACAAAAGGTGATATAAATGATGTAACTGTTTTAGATGGAGGAGAGGGTTATAAAGTTGGTGATTTAACTGTTTTTGATAATACAGACACAAACGGATCTGGATTTAGTGCCAAAGTAGATGAAATTGTAGGTATTGGTGTTTCTAGGATTGATACCACACTACAAAAATTTGAAGGTGCAGTTTTTACTTGGAAAGACAATGATAATGTAACAGCTAATGTTTTACCTTTCTTTGAATTAAATGATCAAACCTCAATATCGGTTTCTGGTTTGAGCACAAGTATTGTTAATTTGACAGGATCATTTAAAGTTGGTATTAAAACTGATACTATTGGATTAGCAAAAACAATGGCAGTTGGAAATGCTAATGGTGTGATTGAAGATATTTACGTTACAGACATTCCCAATACAGTTTCAGTTGGTGGATCACTAAGAGTTGGATCCGAAGTTTTAAGAGTTTTAAATGTTTACAATGTAAGAAAAGTAATAAGAGTGCAAAGAAATGAGGGAGGAGGAATAGGTATTGCACATACATTAGGTTCAAAAATTGATGTATTGAATAATCAAATTAATATTCCTGTAAAAACTAAGAAATTTGAATCTAAAACAAATGACCTAGTTTACTTTAATGGTCCTCAATCAGTTGGAGTTGGCACAACACCTGGTAGTGCAACAGAAGTAAAGTATATTGTTGGAGAAGTAGTACAAAATTTATCAATACCTACTAGAACCATACATCTACCTAAACACCCATTTAAAACTGGACAAAAAGTTACTTTATTTAAGAATAACGGTGCTAATAGATTTGATGTTGGTAGAACACCAAATGTTACTGAATTTAAAGTCCCTCACGTTGGTCAAAATTCACTGGATGTTTATATTATAAACAAAGGTGAAGATTATGTTGGTATAGTCACTACAAAAGTTGGAATTGGAAGCACAAGCGAAGGTTTATTCTTCTATTCAAAAGGATCAAATGCTGGTATTTCATCAGGTTTATATTATTTTTCATCTAACCATAATCAAGTAACTGGTGATCTTGATAAAGTAACAACAACAGTTGTAACCAATGTTTCTGCAGCAAATACAACATCTCATAACCTTCAAGAAGGTGATATTGTTAAGATGAATGTGGTTCCTAACTTATCAGTTGGTATAGGAACTACAGCACCTATTTCTGTAAATTACAACTCTGAATATGAAAAGTTATTAATTAATCCAATTAATTTTTCAGCATCGGATGTTGAAACTAATAGAATTGATATAAGTGATCATGGTTTAAAAACTGGTGATAAAGTGTTTTATGATGGAGGGGCTACTGGATTATCAACAGGTGATTATTATGTTAACAAAGTTAGTGATAGATATTTCCAACTTGCAGAAACAAAAACTGATCTAAATGTAACTCCAGTTAAGATTGTTTCAATTACAGCAAACACTGGTGGTGCTAACCAATCAATATCTTTAATCAATCCTCGAATTGATGTTATAAAAAATTCTACTTTAACTTTTGGATTATCAACCACAACTTTATCTAATTTTGATTTTAAATTATTTTATGATAAAGAATTAACGAATGAATTTTTAAGTGCCCAAGATTCCACAACATTTAACGTTATTGGAGTTGGAACTGTTGGTATTGGTACAAATAATACTGACCCTATAGGTGCACAACTTTCTATACAATATTCAAAAAATACTCCTGATAGATTATATTATGGTTTATCCAAGGGTGGATATATTAGCACATCTGATACTGATGTAGAAAATTATGCAGAAATAAGATTTGTTGATAGTACATACAATGGTGAATATAAAATATTTGATGTTACGAATGAAACATTTAAAATATCACCTTTAGTTCCAGAACTTACAACCTATTTGGATACTGATTGTGAAAAATTAGAATATACTACAAGATCTATTAATGTTCAGGGTGCAATAAAAGATTTTAAAATTATTTCACCTGGTTTCAATTATAAGAAATTACCTAAATTTAAATCAATCACTAGTGTTAATGGTAAAAACGCTAATATAATTGCAGTTTCAACTTCAATTGGTAGAATTAATGATGTAAGAATAGTTGATATTGGATATGAATATTCATCAGATAAAACTCTAAGTCCAGAGGCATTTGTATCACCAATTGTAAATATTGATAATCTCGATGTTATTGAAAATGTTAATATTATAAGTGGTGGTGCTAATTATATAAACGCACCTAATTTACTTGTTTTCAATCCTGTTAGAAATATAGTTGTTGATAATTCTTCATTACAACCAATCGCACCTAATCAAACAATATCAAATGTAAAAGTTATTGCTCCTGTAACTGGATTAGACTCATTAAATCATAAAATTATTGCTATCAATAATTCAAATGGTATTGGTATAAATTCTGTTCAAACAAGTTTATCTGGTATGGTTACTTGTTTCTTAGAAACACCTATGAATGGATTTGTTGATCCACAACCATTTGCAATAGGAGATGAGATATTTGTTGAAGGAATACAAAGAATTGGAGAGGTGGGTGTTGGTGCAACTCAGGGCGGTATTTCAACAAACACAACTGTAGTAGGTGATGGTTTTAATTCAGAAAATTACAATTATCAATTCTTTGAAATTGCAGATTACATTGCAGGAACACAAGCAATACTTAAATTCAATTTAGCAGGTTTGACAACCAATCCTGGTATTGCAAAAACATTCCAGTCAGGTTATGCCTCAATAATTAATAAATTAAATTACCCAGTTATTGAACCTATTCAAGAAAGAGGTGAATTTGAGTTAAATGAGTCTTTAATTGTTAACTCTATAAAAACAGATTTATTAGTAGTTGAAATAAGAGATGATTACATAAAAATTGATGGTAAATTTGATCTTAAAACTGGTGATAGGATTTTAGGTAGATCAAGTAACGTTTCTGCAGAAATAACAAGTTTAATTTCAAATAAAGCAAAATTCAAAACAGATTTTTCAAACAGACAAGAATATGGTTGGTTAGATGACATTGGTAAACTAAATGAAGACTATCAAGTAACTCCAAATAATGATTACTATCAAAATTTATCATATACAGTAAAAAGCACGATTGAATGGGATAAATTTGTTAACCCAGTAAATCGTCTCGTTCATCCTGCTGGATTAAAGAATTTTGCAGATACTTCAATTGAAAGTCAAGTCTCTGTTGGTATTGGAACCACTGCAATTACAAATGATTTAATAGTTCTTGATGTTCTAAATGTTTTAGATTTAGATGAACAACAAAGAGTTGATGCTATTAATAATTTTGATCTTGCTAGAGATTATGAAACAAGAGGAAACAGTTCTAAATTTATTGAATTATCAAATAGGACATTAACAGACTTTACAAGATGTAAATCAAATAGGGTTTTAGTTCACGATGACATAAGTGATAAATTTTCAAGCACAGGTTTCCAAGAAAATAATACTATCATAGAAGAACTTACAGAAGACTTTGGAAATTATTTAATACAAATTGTTGATCCCGATACATTTGATGTCCAATTCTCAGAACTTATAACATTAACTACAACTGATAATGCATTCTTACTTGAAAAAACAACTGATTTTACAACTTTAGAATTAGGAGAGTTTTCAACAGAAATAACCACATCTGGAGAAAAAAATCTTATATTTACACCCACTGAAAAATTTACTAAGGATCATGATATTAAAATATTAAAAATAGATTTTAATTCAGATTTAACTGGTATTGGAACACAAGCGGTTGGGCAAGTAGATTTAGTTGGATCAAATGTGGGAGTTGGTAGTACTACAATTGGAGTTACTACAACAACAATCGCTCAATTCCCTAATACAGATTTTAATGGTCTTTATGCAAGTGTTTTTGTACAAGATAGTATCACTAAAGAAATTAATTATAATGAAGTTATCGTAGATTTTGACGGAACAAAAACTACTGCTTCTCAAACATACATTGATACTTCATTAGGTCTCAGTAATTCATCAGTAGGTGTGATAACTGCTAGATTTGAAAATAACTTAGTAAAATTACAATGTGAAAATGATAGAGTCAATCCACTTGAAGTAAGAGCAAATATCGTTGGATTAGGAACCACCACAACTGGAATTGGAACACATAGATTTTTGACTATTGGTCAACCATCTGGCACAGAAAGAAGTGCTAGATTAGAATCAAAATATGCAACTGGTACAGCAAGCACAATTACTTACAATACAATAAACAAAGATGATGATAGTTCTGTCAAATCGATTGTAAGAGTATCTTGTGGAGAAACATCTGCAATACATCAAATTATTTCATTAAGAGATGATGATGATATCTTAACTGTTCAATATCCATTTGTTTCTGCGGGTTCCACTACTGGTATAGGTACTTTTGGTGGTGAAATATCTGGAAGTAATATTAATTTGAGATTTTATCCAGATGCTGAGTTTGACTCATTAATTGAAGTTCAATCTTACAGTCAAATATTCTACACTGCAAATGATTTTTCTAATGTACCTCAAGAACTCACACACGGAAGAGTTACAGAAAAATTATTCCTCTCATCATACGATGGTTTGAGTGGTCTAAGAGCAAACAAAACAGCGTTTGATTTAAAATTTGAAGGAGTACCAATTTATATCAAAGAATTTAATCCTGTTGGAATAAATTCAATTACAGATGGTGTGGGATTAGTTAAATCTACAGGTTTATTTAATATACCTAATCACTTCTTTAATACCAACGAACAATTAACATACACACCTGGATCAACATTTACAGGAGTAGCAGCAACTGCAGTTTCAATTGGTCAAACAACTAATACAGCAGGTATTGTAACAACAATATTACCTAGCACTGTTTTTGCAAAAGTTATTGATGAAAATAAATTTGAATTATATACACGACCCGAATATGTCTCATCAGGTGCAGCAGTAACATTTACTGGTAGTGGTTCTGGTAATTTACATAAGTTGTCAATGACTAAACAACTTACAAAAACAATTATTGGATTAGATGGTGTCGTTCAACAACCTGTTTCATTTACAAAAATATCTCATACTTTAGGAATTTTTGATGGTTTCACACATAATAACAATATAGGAGTTGCTCTTACACAATTTGTTTTAAGTGGAATAGGATCTATAACAACATCTGATATACTAAAAGTTGATGATGAATATATGATTGTTACTGAAGTTGGTTTCTCAAGCACACCAACAGGTACAATTAATGATGCAACAGATGTAGCAGCAGGTATTGCAACTTTACCATCAATTAAAGTTAGAAGAGGTCAATTAGGTATTGCTGCAACAACACATACAGGTGGAGTAGAAGCTAGATTACATAGAGGTTCATTTAACATAGTTGATAGTACTTTACATTTTACAGATCCTCCAAAAGGAAATACAAGAGCAAGAAAAGATGATACAAACTTACCATTTGTTAAAGCTGATTTTAGTGGAAGAACTTTCTTAAGAAGCGATTATACCACTAATATGTTGTTTGATGATATATCAGACGACTTCACAGGAATAGGAAAAACATACAGTCTTAAAGTTGGCGGAGCAAATACTTCATCAGGTATAGGAGTTGGTAATGGAATTCTGTTCATAAATGGCATATTCCAAACACCAAAAACTTTAAATAATGCAGGTAATAATTATGAATTTATAACAGATGCAACAGCAGGTATATCAACTGTTGAGTTTACTGGTATAACATCAACTAATGGTGATTTCATAGTTTCAGAATCTGATATAAACCAAAACCAAGTTCCAAGAGGTGGAATAATAGTTTCTCTAGGATCAACCGCTGGACTTGGATATGCACCATTACACGGTGCTAAAGTTAAAGCATTTAAAAATAATGCTGGTGGATTGACAAGTATTGTTGGTATTGGTACATCATCAGGATTTAATCTAGGTATTCAGACTGCTGCTTACGATAATATCACAGGTATTATTACAGTAACTACTAATACTGTTCACGGTTTCGGACTTGAAAGACCCAACACTGTTAAACTCAAAGGATTAGAATTTAGATGCCCTAAAACTGTTGTAGGAACACCTACAAATGCAACTTACAATCCAGCGAATGGTAATCTTGTTTTAACTATTGCAAATCACGGACTTGTCAATGGTGATGCAGTGGTTCTTGATGATAATTCAATAGTATTCACTTGTAGTAAAGATAGTAATGCGACTAACCATCCATATCCTCGTCCTACTGATCCCGCTTCAGGTCAATATTTAACAGTAAGTAACGTAACTACTAATACATTCAGAGTTAATGTTGGTGCATCTGCACCATCTGATCAATATGTTCATACTTTTGTTTCAGCAACCGCTGATGCAGTTAAAACAATCGGTGGTGGTGGATATGTAGGAGTTACAACTACAATCTTCCAAGATCACGAAAGACCATTATTTGTTGTTGGTATCGTTTCTGATAGAACATTTAAAGTTCAAGCAGGTGCGAGCACTATTCCACATACTTATCAAGGTGGTGGTCATGCATATGAATTTTTTGAAGATCTTAATTTTGGTTCAGGATATCGTGGTGGATCAGTTGCAATTGGTGTAACAGATCAAGCATATGAACATAGATTTGTAAGTTCTGGAATTGGATCAATTAAGAAAACTGCGTTCTCAGGAGCAGCAAGTCAAGGATTTACCGCAACAGACGCTCAGTATATTTCTCATACTGGTAATTTAATACTAACCATACCAAATCATACATTTACAACTAGTGATACTGTTGGTATTGACACTGGTGGATTAGTATTCAAATGTTCTAAAGATGATTTCTTCTCTAATCATCCTTATCCTCGTGAAGTATCTAAAACTAAAGGAATTGCATCTGATGGTGTAGGTGGTAAAGATCCATTTGCAGGGATACAGACTGGTATAGGAGCAACTACACTTGATACAATTACATTTTTTGTTGGTCAAGGTGGTGGCGGTGGAACTGGTGCAGAAGTCTCTGCAACAGTAGGTGTTGGAGGAACTCTTTCATTTAATATAGTTTCTGCAGGAACAAGTTATGTAAATCCAGAAATAATAATTCCAGAACCTAACTATGATAATCTACCTATTGTTGGTGTATCAAGATTAGGTGTTGGAGCAACAACAGATACTGGATCTAACTTACTGATTGATGTCCAAGTAGGAGCATCGAGAACAACAGTTGGTATTGGTTCAACTACTTTTGAAATATCTAAGTTCCAAATAGCAAGACCAGGTCATTCATTTAAAATTGGTGATAAATTTAAACCTGTTGGATTAGTTACTGCTGCACACTTAACAAAACCAATTAATGAGTTTGAACTTGAAGTTTTAGGAATATTTAATGATAAATTCTCTGCTTGGCAGTTTGGTGAAATAGACTTTATTGATGATATTAAAAATTTACAAGATGGTTCTAGAGTTAGATTCCCATTATTCTTTAATGGACAATTATTAAGTTTTGAAAAAGATAATACAAATACACAGTCTGCATTGATTGATCTAGATGCTGTTTTACTAATATTCGTAAATGGAGTTCTTCAAAAACCAGGTCAATCATATTCATTTGAAGGTGGAACCACCTTTACATTCCAAGAAGCACCCACTGGTGAAACATCACCAGGTGCGAATGATCATGACAAAGTTGATATATTCTTCTATAAAGGTCAAGATGGAGTAGATGTTGAAATTGTTGACATTCAAGAAACAATTAAAATTG